AAAGACCGTTCAAAGCCTTGCGGTTGAGCGGTCTTGTATGGTGGAGATGAGGAGAATCGAACTCCTTTATGTATGTCTTACCAAAGACAGAAAGTCCGTATTTTAGGGACTTGCTAAACATTTATTAAACTATTGTCCGTCAGAAGTAGACTCATTTTGACCGAGATTTTGACCGAAAGTAAGGTCGATAACGGATGCCACTCTTCTGTCCTCACCATCAAGGATGTGGCCATAGGTACCGAAACTGTCGAAGCTGACGGAGTGACCGACCACGTCTTTGATGCTCTGCTCCGGAAGTACGTTCTTCATCATGGAAATGAAGGTGTGACGGAGACTGTACACGGTACCAGGAAGCTGACGTTCGTCTTTGAGTGCTTTCCAGTGATTACGCATAGTTGACTGATTACCCATAGAACCATCAGGAGAGCAGAAGATCCACTTTGTCCGGAGGTTCATTTCTTCATTCCTGGCAATCGTCTGACGGAGTATTCCCTTAGCGAGATCTCCGATCGGGATCATCCTTCGAGCATTTTCGTTCTTTCCCTCTGTTATCCTGTTGGATGCCGAGACGGACCTTCTGATAACCACTCTGTCAGTCTGTATATCGTCGACCTGGAGACCAAGAGCTTCTCCCGGTCTCATTCCTGTCAGGAGCAGGAAGCAGAAGAGAGGATGGTACCAGAGCGGAGAGGGTTCAAGAAGTCTCCTGACATCTTCGTTCTGCAGGACTTCCTTTTCCTTTTTGTAATGTCCTTTAGGGATATAGAGATTTCCACGCAGCAGCTCGCATTGATAGTCCTGGTACCCGAACTTGATGATCTGCATGATGATTCCACGAAGGGACTTCAACGACTTCTCAGATAACGGCTTATTCTGGCCGTGCGCTTCGTTTATGAGGCTCTGCCACTCTCGGAGGGTAACTTTACATATTTTCCTCTGACCGAGCACAGGCGCGATGTAGAGCCTGATATAGCGTTCATACTGGGTATAGGCTTCTGACTTTTCGCCACGTCTCGCTTTTACGTCTTCCAAAAACTCTTTTGAGACCGTATAAACGGACTTTTCACCAGAGCCTTCATCATAGTACCATTTATCGTACTTCTTCTGGACTTCCTTACGGCCTTTAGGTCCGGGAACGGATGAAGAGAAGGAGAAGGTCTTGCCTTCTCGCATTACTCTTATTCTCCAGCGTTGACCATCCCATTTAGGACTGTTCATTATCATCATCCTCCTGGCTATCGAGTAGAGCCTGACAGTAAGACATCAGACGAGCCTGATTAGGCTTGGTCAGTTTTTGATATTGACCATTTAATGTATTTTCCATGAAAGCTTGAACAAATGTCTTTGGTTTTTCCTCTTTACCTCTAAGAACATCAAGACTGACATTAAAATAGTCTGCTATCTTTTCTTCCGTTTCAAAATTAGGTTCTCTTTCCCCTGATTCGTACATTCCGATCGTGGATGCACTGACACCAATAGCTTTTGCCAGCTCTGCCTGGGTAACATTTCTTGATGTCCTGAGTTCTTTTAATACGTCATTAAATTTAGCCATTGTTCTAATACCTCTCTTCAAAGTAATTATATACACGCTTTGTGAAATTGCCAACAACAAACTTCACAAAACGTGTTGACACATCTTCACGAATTGTGTATATTCTGAATATCACGAAACGTGAAATTCACAAAAGGAGGTTCCCATGAACGAGAAGTTAATCGCATTGAGAGGCGAACGCAGCCAGGAAGAAGTCGCAAAGGCTCTGGGTATAAGCGTTTCGGCACTTTCTATGTATGAACAGGGCAACAGGATCCCACGAGACGAAGTGAAAATCAGGATGGCTGAATACTATGGCATCTCTATTGAGTCTCTTTTTTTAATCTTGTTTCCCACAAAACGTGAAGAAGAGGTGAAGACATGACTGCTTCCGGAGGTCTCTATCCGTCACTTGGTCGACATTTCAAGTCAATGACCGAACTTGCTCACGCAGCGAACAGATCCAGAGATTATGTGCATCGCTGCTTAAACGGACAGAGGGACTTCACCAGAGCAGACAAGAAGGCAATCTCAGCTCACATCATAACGGAGCTTCTCAGGTCAAAGACGTATGACTATCAGGATCTGGAGAACGCGATGACAGCTTATGAAGGAAGCTTTGACGAAATCTATCGGAGAAAGGATGCAGTATGAAGAAGCAATATCTCGACATTTTATTCATCATCTCGATAGCTTTCGCAATTATCTTCACGATGTACTTCATGACTCTTGATTCCATCGAGCAGAACAGTCAGAAGACAGTCGCAGAAGTAGCGGAGATGGTTAAGCCTTATGAGATGCTCCTGACTCCAGCTCCATCGGCTACTCCGACACCCACAGTGACACCCACACCACTGCCGACACTCTCACCAACACCAACACCGATCTGTCTAATGTCTAACCAGGAATACTACAACGAGTGCGTTGCACGAGGACTGATCACTCCGGCTAATGACTACGATGACAGGATCACGAAGGAGAGAGGCGGATATATGGGACCGTCAGGCCGTGAGACTTACTACAACCTCAATATGTCTCTGTGTGTCGCTTACATGAGAGACCTCGGCTATGACGAAATTGAATATCCGTACTGGATCAGAGATGACGGTGCCAAGATGCTCGGTAATTACGTCATGTGTGCAGCGAATTGGAGCATCAGACCAAAGGGAACGATCCTGGAAACATCACTCGGAGATGCAATCGTAGTGGACACAGGAGATTTTGTTCTCGATTACCCATACGGAGTTGACCTTGCAGTCGACTGGTAACAAAGAAAGGAAGGAAATCAATGAACGGTATAGAAGTTATTTACATGGTTTTAGTTGGTGTCATAGGAGTCATGATCGGAATGATCGTTGAGCTCATTGTCGACAACCACACCATCGAAGATCTCAGAGAACGTAATTACAAGCTCAAGCTTGAGAATGAGCAGCTCAGAAGAGAAAGCAAGACAGAGGTTATCGAGATAGTCGATAACACAGTCGCTAAAGATGTTAAGTTCGGAGGTTTTTGATATGGATTACGAAATTTATAAAGGTATCACATCACAGGGCAGAGAGAAGACATATCTGGTCTTTAACTTCTATCTCTCAAATTTAGAGCCGTGTAGAGATCAGGCTAAGAGATATTTTAGGGCTTCTAAAAAGCACATCAAGCTTGAGGTCGGCTATGTCATCAATGACGAGCTCTATCTGAAGAAGGTCAGAGAGCCTTTCCCTCCGGAGAGCACGATTGTGAGGGTTGCGTACTATGTATGAGCCTCCCATTCGTGTCGATTTTTTCAATCTGGAACCACAGATAAGATCATTCACCGAAAAGATAAATGAAGGCTACGAAAATCGAATAGTAGCCACTATCCAAGAAAAGATAAATGTTCAAGTGAACAAAGAAGAGCTGATAAAAGCTCTTGCTTATGACCGGGACCAGTACAACAAGGGCTACAAAGATGCAAAGTTCACCTTTTATAAGAAAGGACACTGGGAACCAATACCGTGTGCAGACAGATATAGATGTTCCTGTTGTAAATCAGTTTCCAATCTTGTTGTAAGTGCTTTCGGAATAGTAATAGACGGTTTAAGCCCATTCTGCCCTGATTGTGGTGCAGATCTTAGAGAAGAGAAAGGTAATGACAATGGCTAATATTTACGAAATCAAAAACGAATTTAATACACTCTGGTCCATCCTGGAAGACGAACTTGTCGACGATGAAGCTCTCATGGGTGCTTTTGACACTGCGACAGAAGATCTCGCAGAGAAGCTGGAGAACTGCTGCAAGTACATCAAGAACGAGGAAGCGGTCATCGCTGGCCTCAAGGAAGAGGAAGAGCGACTCAATGCCAGAAGAAAGGCTAAAGAGAACGCGATCAAGAGACTCAAGCAACTCATGCAGGATGCCATGACAGCAGCAGGAGAGAAGAAGCTCCCTTGCGGTACGTTCACTGTCTCCATCCAGAACAATGCTCCGTCAGTGGTTATGGATGAGCAGTATGTCGAGAATGTTCCTGCCGAGTATCTCAGATTGAGAGAACCGGAGGTCGATAAGAAAAAGATCCTCGAAGCGTTGAAGGATGGAAAGAACCTCGACGGACTTGCTCATCTCCAGCAGACTGCATCGATAAGGATCAGGTGATTCTGTGAAGAAGCACTCTCGATTATTCAATGAGCTCGTTGAACTGATTGATATTGAAGCTGAGTTTTACGTTGATGGAAAGATCAATGGAAGAGAAATAGATCACAACCTTCCCATAGATGGTTTGGAACGTATACAAAAAGGAAACTGGGTTGCTTCCGGAATCTGCCGAGCTGCACTCTTCACTCTCCATAACTCAGAAGAATATTTAGAGTTCACCGAGTATGTAAGAAAGAAAGGTTTTACACCATGAAGCATTACAGAAACTTAAACGGATGTGTCTCAAAGATGCACCGTGTGATTTATGACGCTTATGACAAGGGCTATGCACAGGGCCGTAAGGACTACGAAAGAACGAAAGGCTCCTGGCTGGAAGTACCACAGAAGAAGTATACGAGCTTCAAGTGTTCTAACTGTAAGAGCATGGTCATAGCAAAGTATCTCTTCTGTCCTCACTGCGGTTCACCTATGTCGGAGGAAGCTTATGACAAAAGGGATGAATAAATATCACGTTTATAGGTTCGGAGTAGGAAGTGGCTGCTATGCCAGAGACTACAAAAGAGACTTTGTTGGATCCACATGGGCCGTATCAGATAAGCAGGCCATCAATCAGGTTAAGTGGAGAGAGCAGAAAAAGTATAACTTCAATCTTCTCGAACCTATCCACGATTCGCTCGGCATGGGATATGTGACTTTCTATCTGAAAGCTTTTAAGGCTTCGGAGGATCCCTATGTCGAAGCAGGATGACATCAAACAGTATCTCAAATTATTAGAGACGATAAAAAACTCAAGAAAGGAAGGATCAATGAAAATGGGTATTCCATTAACCAAAGGTAAGGTCGAGACTGCCAAGAAGGTCGTATGCTACGGTCCGGAAGGAATCGGAAAGTCCACTCTGGCTTCACAGTTCCCCGGTGCAGTATTCATCGACACGGAAGGCTCGACAAAGGAACTCGATGTATCACGTTATCCGTCACCTGATGCCTTCAACGACATCATGACATACGTCAACGACTTCATCGAGAATATGCCCGGAAAGACTCTCGTTATTGACACTGCTGACTGGGCCGAGATGCTCGCTATCGCTGCCGTATGTGCAGATCAGGGAGTAAAGGGCATTGAGAGTATCGGCTATGGAAAGGGATATGTCTATCTTGCAGAAAAGTTCGGAGAGCTTTTGAAGAGATGTGATGTTCTGATCGAGCAGGGTGTCAACGTAGTCTTCACGGCTCACGCACAGATGAGGAAGTTTGAACAGCCTGACGAGATGGGTGCTTACGATCGCTGGGAGATGAAGCTCTC